TGAAAATCTGGGGCAGCAACAATGGGATATGACACATAATTCCCAACAGAGTTAGCAAGATGTGGTGCATAATAGCCTATTTGTCCGACGTTGTTTGTGAATAAAAGTCTTGGGTTACCATTTTTATCAGCATAGTTAACCCACGAGTAAAAGCTCGTTGCTGGGGCTGCTATGCTCCCTTGATAAACAAGCTGCACGATTCCAGTATTTATAGTGGCAGCAGGATATAGAAGAGATGAAACGCCTAAAGAAAATGTAGTTGGAGATAAAACAGTGATGTCATATGTCTGGTTGTTGACGTTATTCATTCCTCTAACGCCATAGATGAAAACCTTATCTCCAGTTGACAAATTATGATCCGCTGCAGTCGTAACAACTGCTGGGTTAGCATTTGTTATCCCAGTAATAGAAGCTGTAAGCCCTAAGTAATCGTAAGTGTTGGTTGTGAAGTTATAGATGTTTAATCTACGACCATCTGCTACGATCGAGCTTTTAATGTTTGTTCCGGTAATAAAAGTAGCAATCATTAAGACCGGCCAGCCAGGAGCATAGCTGTAAGCAATTGTAATTGGAGTGGCAGCTGGGACGTTATTTAAAAAGGTGATGGTGATGTTTCCGCCGCCATATGATATTGTTCCATTACCGCCTGCTGGAGTTGTAATAAATCCACCTAAACCATCATCTATAGCATTTTGAGCCCCAGCTGTTACCGTTACAGAGCCGCGCTTGACTTGATCGTTCGTTAGCCTGAAAGTATATGGGCCTGCCGTTCCATTTCCAACAACAGGCACCCCTGAATCTTTGGCTTCTTCATTGGAGATAAAATTAACAATTCTCGACTCAGTATATGGGTAGCCGCCTTCTTCACCAGTTGCATAATATTTATAACCATCTCTTTTAGACATGGTGCCTCTGTAGACATCACCATCAAATAACTCTTGCTGTGCATCATCTGGAGTAAGCCAAGGTTGTAGGCTTTTGTCAATTCCAGTTGAATAGTTTGCTATAAGATATGGCTGATATGTCATTATGAAACCCTGATTAAAGCAAAATTTACCATGTTAACATCTCTCTTATGCCCATTAATATCTCTTAGCTGTATTAAGACTTGGTTATCGTAAATCGTGTTCCCATAACTTTCAGACGAATGTACAAATCCATAAACTAAGCTCGCGTCAAAATTTGACTCTATTTTCGGATCTGAAGCTGTAATCTGAACAATATATTGATTAACGGGGGCAGGTTCTACAAGGGTGATTAAATACAGACCGGCACCTGCCCAAAGTATACTTTTAATATTGAAACTACTTCTTATCCGTCCTTCATCTCCTGCTGCAGTTCCTTTAAAGTTTGCATAGGCGTGAAGCTTCGGGAATGTAACAATATCAGGAGTAATCTGTTGTTCTGTTGTTCCATTAAAGTAATATAGTTGAGTAGGCTGATCCACGCCTTCCAACCTGGAGTAAAGAAGAGATGTGTTTTCAGGAACGAATGTGGGAACGCTATCTTTATCTTTATTTATTAATGTGACTTGTTTATGAATACCATCATTCGCCGTAACTGCATCGTTAAATATGTGATCAGCATTGACGATGTTTTTTAAGCGTGTAAAATCTATAGATCCCTGCTGAGGAAACATTCTCGGGTTCTGTGCTGCATTAGGGACGGAAGGATCAAAAGCCATAAAACCTCTAAGCAGCGTTATAAATAATCACATTACCCATAAGAACGTCTCTTAAAGCACTTTCACCAGTGAATTGTATTTTTACAAAATCAACAGTTACTGATGCTGCGTAAGTAGGAGCGGAATTCACATACCCAAAAACAGGCTTACTGGAAGATTCTTGACGCATACCACAGAGAAGAACAATATAGTTAACGTCTGTTAAAGGAGTTGCAAAATTAATTGTGTATTCTCCAGTATCGTCGTGAACTACACTTGAAATATTAAACTGGCTTCTAATATTTCCACTTGGAAGCGTGCCAAAAGCTCCAGTCCCATCAAAATTCACACAAGCTTTAATCGTTGCACCAAGAGACAGCGCTGGGGTAATCTTCATGTCTGTGGTGCCATTATAAAAATACAACTGCGAAACACCTGTGACTAGCTTAGTATATAAGATCCCATCTCCTACAGCTACAGCGCCTGGAGCGTCTCTAGCTAGCAAAGTGACTTGTTTGTGTATTCCATCAGTTGCTGCTGCTGAATCATTGAACATATGGTCAGCATTAATAATGGTTTGCAAACGAGAAAAGTTGGTATTGCATTTAGCAGGGAACAATCCCGGAGACGTATTAAAATTTGGAATCGACGGATCATATGACATTTAAAACTCCGGGCTTGGTCTTTGGCTTTGATATTGAGAATTTGTTCTCGAATAAACTAACGAGCGGTATCTTCTGAAGACAGGAAAGATTTCATTCCAACGATCCATTTCTCCAAAATCAGAGAAGATATCTAATGCAGCTCCGTACGCTACATATCTATAGAGATAATCGGCTTGCAGTCCAGTAGTAGTTAATTGTATTTCTAAAGAGTAAGCTTGGATTTTAATGTTGTAGTCAATGTCTGGCGGGCCACGGAAAGTTAAAGCATTATTATAATAAAGGACATGAGTAGGTCTTTGTGGAGTAAAAGTTGTTTGTGACTCAGGCCATAGAGCATAGAACTCCCGCGGGTTTTCATGCCAAACTACCGGAAACCCACTCGCATAACATAATGGGCCAATAGTTGATGCCCCGGTATTTCCATTTGATAATACAATACTCTCTAAATCAAAAGGATATGGGTTGCTTCCATCTGGGCCGAACTCAAATTCCCACCAAGTATAGTTTTTAAATAACCTGATTTCTTGAGTAGAACTCAAACTTATAAAGTTCTGTAAATATTGAGTCATGATCGCATCTGTAAACTGCGGATCAGTATTATCTACTCGTCCAGTTACATTTCTTAATATTAGAATTAGATCCGCAGTTGATACAGTCATGTTACCCCTAAGCTGCTAAGTCAACTAACTGGCATGCAAAGCGTGGGCGCTCACCAGTTTGTTTAGTTTCAGTCTTCGTTTCGCCACCATTCTCTACTTTTACTTCAGAGAAGATTGGTGTAGCGAGCTTGTTTAGAAATTTGATCACTGGAAGGGGTAATTCGTATGTTCCACCGGGCTTCAGTTGTCCAGTCCAGTCGATATCTTTTGTATATACTCGTACCTTCAAAACGTTTTCTGGCTGATCAAATCTCTGGAATTTCACAGTCATGTGTTGATGAAAGCTTGCGTCTGGCACCTTGATTTTCATTGGTGGGTCACAACGTGGATTAGCTTTCTTTGCTTCTCTAAAAGCGCGTCTTACATGCTGATTGTAAGTCTTAAAGTCTTCTAAGGTCTTAAACTCAAAAGTTTCGAAATCAAATGGAACATCTAGTTCTTTTGCTTCTGTCTCTTGAAAGGTTTCTTTTTTAGCCATTATATTCTCCATAAAAGGTGGGAGCAAAATGCCCCCACACACTGTTTTAAGCAACATCGCCCAAGTTGACGTAGTTGTTATACTGAACCGCTTCGAAGTAGATAATTTCGTTATCTAACCCCATAACCGCAGAGCCAAGAGTGTAAGCGTAACTAACCGGCGCGTTAACAATGCCAAGCTCAGGGCCTGTATTTGTAACTTGACCGCTAGACGTCCATGTCCCTGACTGAGTAATTGGCACCCCAAAGGTGTCATACAACTTAAAAGTTGTTGTTGTAAGAACATCAACTACATAAGTATTGTTGTTCAACTGAGCGCCTACTGTACCAATGATCTTAGTAAGTTTGACTCTTGAACCATCTACAAGACCGTGAGCGGTACTAGTAGTAACCACACCAGCGGAAATACCACTAATAATACGATGCTCATCAACATAACCCCCCGCAGTAGCTGCATTGGTCACTCCATTAGTCGTTTCTAATGTTGAGGTTAGAGTTGTTGTTCCGCGTGCTATGATTAATCCATCTCCAGCAGGCATGTCTCTAAACCAAACACCAGATAAATTAGTTGTGTTTGTCGCAAAAGTGGTGTAATTCCACCACGAGATTTTATCTGCCCGAAACGGCAATACAAGGCTGTAAGCAGCCCCGGCAGATTGCAGATATCCTGCATAAGTATTTGTAACTGAACCAAGCTGTTTAAGCCCGTTTGTTAAATTCGCTGAAGTTCCTATTGGCGCTGTCATATATCCCCCTTATGCTTTTGTTGATCGTAATGCTACGCACCAGCTATCGTCGAGGATAATTGAGCCAAGGCGGCCCTTCCAACCCATAGTCGATCTTTGATTAAGTGCATCCTCACCAGCTCCAAGAGGCTTAATGATCATTTCCATTGACTGATCATCAATAGCAATTCTTCCGTAAGCATTAGCAGCAAATAGCATGTTGTAATAAACAGCCGGAGTAACACTTGTGTCTTTGTAACCGTCTGTAGTCTTAACTACGCGAACTTCATCGCATGAACCATACTCAGCTTCAAGAACAGATTGCTGTCTTGGATACTGTGCAGTTGGCAAGAAGTTAGACAAGTTCTTAAAGTCAGAACGTAGATCAGTTGAAATGATCATCCAATAGGCTGCCCAAACTGGAGATGTTCCAAAAGCGTTTGTACCTTCTTGGTTAGGAGACAACTTCTTACCGTTGTTTGCTTCAAGGTAATCAACAGCTAACTCAAGGTCAGTCGTTGTTACTTCAGTGATTGCATTTCCATTAACGCCGTTTAAGCAGTCAATTTGAGATGCAGTAGCAACCAACATATTACGTACGACTTTGTCATATGTGCTTGCAGCGTTTTGTGCGAGCATATCTGCAACTTCATTGGATGTCTGATCCTGTACTGTGACTATGATGTCATCTGAGAGCTCAACAACTTTACCGTACTGGCTTACAATCGCTGTAAGGTCAAACTTAGTAACTTGCTCAGCGTTCGGAGTAACCGCTTCAGTTAACGGCGTGAGGGCATCAGCAAGGTTGTCATAACGACGAAAGATCGCTGTCTTAGAATTCTTCTGAGGAATTCTTCGTTCTTGGGCAAAGTATCCGTAGCAATAATACGGCTGATGACGATCCAGCAAAATATTGTCAAAGAACAAGCTTACTTCCGGGTCAACGGTGCTTGTAGTAGTAGTTCCTGTGGCCATTTTATCTCCTGTCAAAAAATGATTTGACTGTAGAGACAAAAATTTTTAGTCTTCTGTCTCTAAGCCTCGCCTCTCATGACTCTTTGACGGTATTCACGGAACTCTTTCTTGCCTTGAATAGACTTAAGATATTCTGCGCCTTCTGGCCGTGCAGACTTCCCAACTTCCGTTGGTGATCTTGGCTTTTGAGCGTTGGCGATTATCCGTTGTCCATCTGTCATACCAGACTGTCTAGCAACTGCAGGCTTTTCTTCCACCAGATGTAAATAGTCTTGCACGATCTCGTATGCACGAGCGTAGCGATTCTGAGCTGTATCTACCGACTGAGCCAACCAAGGCTTTTTTTCTAAAATCGTTTTCAGATATTTGTTAATCATTTGAACAGCTTCAGGCTTCGTATCTTGATACAGCGTCTCTAGAATGTCGCGCTTAGTCATGGCATTGTTTTGGGCGAGGTGTTGTCTCTCAACAAGAGCGTTGGGATCTTCTTCCTCTTCCGGTGCTTGTGCCGTTTGATTGGCGCGCATTAGATGATCTTGATATAGACGTGAGTCAGCCTCTGCCTTTTGAGCCCGGGCTTCAAGATCTTGACGCTTACGACGTTCAGCCTGCAGAGCAGCAAGCGGAACCATCGTTGGCTCATGATTCTCTTCCTGGACTTCTGGCGCTAGCTCGGAGGCAGCTTCGTCATAGTCTTGTTCTTCATTGGTCATATTTTACTCCCGAATTGTGCAGTTACTACGGCACTAAGATTGATGCGCTTTTTGCGTTAGCGACACGAACGGACTTCCCTAGCGTTGGGAAAGTTAAAACATCTCCTTGGAGTAACCAGAGTAGAGTCTTAACTCCTCGTGTATTGTCCACTTCATACACGAATGAATCTTTGATCAAGCCGGGCTTTTCATCGCACGCTTGCAGGAAAGGTCGAACAATATCTTTACCTTTTGCCTTCTCTATTTTTGCCTTGCCCAGCACCCAATAAAGTTCTTTATGAGAATTTTCATTTAGAATTTTCTCTAGTTGAGTATCGAAATGGCTTACAAGCCCTTCTCTTGCTTCAACGTGTCTTTGCATTTGGATATGAGCAGGCAAAACTAGCATGGTTTACCCCGTAGGTTTTCTTTAGTCGCTTGCTCATTCTTTGAAGCCATAGCTTTCATGCGATCAGCGTTGCCATATCCGGGGCCGATAGACGATCCCTTTGCTGGCGTAGAGAGCGGATTACCCTTAGTGCTGTACTCGCCCCTTGCTTTCGCTCCAGCGTTGCCAGCTGGCGGCTTATATCCCGGGGACTCTTGTCCACCGTAAGTATCCATTGTGGGCATCATTTTTGGCTTTGCCATGATGTCTCCTATTGTTGAGGTTAAATCCTGTTAGCATCTCTTGTTAGAGCAACTTCAACTCTGTCTTCTTCAGCCATACGAATTTCTGCTGCTAACTTCATGACTTCAAGCAGAGGTTTTCTGTCCATCTCTTGAATTTCTTTCGCTGTCTTCGCGTTATCTAACATAGCCTTAGAGTAATTCTGTGCTTGTTCAGACATTCTCTCTTTAGCAAGTCCAATATCCGCAAGAACTCTAGCTCTACGTTCTTCAGCCAGCGCTGTATTCTGTTCAACTTGAGAGATGGTAAGTGCTTTTTCAAGCTGCTCTGCTTCATCAATCTTCTGCTGCTGCATTTGCTGTTGTTCAGCACGCTGTTGCATCTTCTCTAAGAGTTCTGTCTTACCTTGAAGTGGTGCGGCTTCCAATACATCTTCCCATGGAATTGGAGCACCAAGCTCAACAAGTTGGAGAAGTTGAAAGTAATAAGCTTCTTTTTGGGTGGTAGTCTTAACTGCTTGCTTGATTGCGCAGTCATATTCGCTGAAGTTGCCGGAAAAGAATTCTTCTGTGGGCTCTTGCCCCGTGATGCGCTGAATCTTTCCGGGCTTGTAATTCTTTTGGATGCACTCTAAAACCAACAAGCCAACGTACTTCTTTGTTTGTTCCAGATTATCAAAGATGCCTCGATTACCTTTAAGGCCGTTTGAAGCTCTGACTTCTGCCAACTTCCCGGATACTTGAGAGTCCCCAGTAGAAGACAAGCCCAAGAGTTCGTCCGAAGCCCCCGGTATTTCCATGATATTTTTGTCGATAATGTCTTGGTATTGGAGATATCCGGGCGGTATATGTGGTGGGCTAATCTCTCTAACGTCCGCATTAACATCATAACCTTCATTGACGACAATTTGCCGTCCTTGTCCTGCTTGTAGCAACATAGTTGGATCCAATACCGCGCCGTTCTTGGTGATCCACCCCGTGTTAACAATCGACTCCATAAGGTCGATGATTTGACTGTGTCGTCTATTATATTGTCTTTGTGCGTCTCTGATAGAACGCACAAGTCCTTGAATCTTAAGCTCATACGTGTCAATCAGGGGTTCGTGGTACATGATGATCGGCATGAAAGGGAAGTTATCCAGTCCAGTTGGGTCAGGCCCGGAATACAGCAACTGTCCACCAGCGATAATGTTAAGCTCTACAGTTCTCTTATGAGTAGTAATCAAGCGAACAGTTGGAGTTGCTTCTAAAGCTTTCTTAAGCTCTTTCTCTTCTTCTCTAGTTCCTTCCCATTCATCACATGCGCCGGACTCTTCATCTACCAAGTATTTCTGAGCTTTAGTTATGCGCTTCCAATGTTGATCATACGTACAGAGATTCTTAGAGATGTAAGTGGCGTTGTATTGTCGATAAATGCCTAGATATTGATACTTATTGTCATTCAAACCAGTAGGCAATTGATCAATTACTGATTCTTCAATCCAGGGCAACATCGCTTTGATCATTTCTTTTGAGAGTAAATCACGAGTTGAAGCTTGGTCACAGTCGGAAAGATCGCGCTTAGTGAAGTAGGGGTCGAGCATAAGCGCGTTGAAGGGCTTCCAGTAGAACTTAATATCGCCATGTATTTTGTCTTTTGAATAGTCCATGTAAATTCCGACAATCGCCAGACCGGTCTTAAGCGAATGTTCAAAGGCTTCCGAGAAGACGTAGTCGGCATTACCCTTGTCGTATACGTAATACATGATATTAGAAAAGAGATCAGCCGTAACTTCATCAGAGTTTTCCACTGGGGCAGTGACTGTTTGCGTGCGATTTTCACGCTCATATCCGGAATAGAGATTGACGACCCTTCGTATTTTATTGAGCTCCAATACCATACGATTTTGTCTTTCAAGCTTCGTTCTCTCAAGATTTGTCCAGTTATCCCCTGCATATGCTCTTAAATCTCTATAAGCTTGTGAATAGTATGGGCCCCATGTTCTATAGGCATCGAAAAAAAAGCTAGACCATTGGAATATTTTATCATTATGATCTGGAGTATTATGACTTGAGCCATCTGTTTGATATGCGTACATTAAATCCACTCCTTACGCATTCTATTCCATTCTGCTGCTGACATACCGCTACCACCGACTAAACGTTGTATTGATTCTGCGCCGTAAATTAATGCTTTTGATCCGTGAGATGCCCAGTCATGATAGCTACGGTCACGGTAACATCCCAGCTTCTCGTTCCATTCTTTTCTGAAGTTCTCTATGGCTTTGATGCCTTTTTCGCACTTTTGGTAGTCGAAGAAGAATCTCGGCAACATGTTCCGGAGACACTCGATCCCAAACATTTCATTCGTTTGCCTGGGTACAATTTCAACTTTGAGTCCCATTTCCCTGGCGATGTCTGCGAACGACTTTCCGGAACCTTTTTCTCTGGACGCCGCATCATGCGGAAGAAAATGTTTTTCAACCATATAAGGCTTCGTTTTAAGCCATTTAACATAGTGTGCAAGAGATTCATCGCTATTCTCATAGTAATCTAAACAATGTATTTCTTTTCCAACCGTCTGCCATACCCATATAGCACACGAATCTCCGATTCCGATATCCCAACTTGTGTATGTTTTCGCGTGCTCGTCGTATGGTAGATGGCAAATTCTGTTTTCGTGTCGTGCTTGTGATATTTGCTTAGCGAAGTAAAACCCATCGTTAGCTGATTCAAAGGCTTCTTCTGCTGTACTTGGATACTCCCGTTTCATGTTTTCGCCTTGGGTCTGTTCTTTCTTCACGTACCAAGCTTTCTGTTCCGGGGTTAAAAAAATGTCTTTACTTTCTAGAGACAGAAAATACTCTTGCATGGTCTTTGTTATCAAGACATTTTTTGAATCAAGCACATAATCTGGATGTTCGTGCCAAGAAAAAAACCAAAGCTTCCAATCTAGTTGCCCAAGTTGAGCTTTTGAATCTTGTAATGCCTTGGATTGCTTGTATAAATTAAAGAAATGTCCTTCTCTTCCCCTTGCTGTAGACTCGATACAAACAAATTGGCCAGCTTGAACCGCATTAAGCGCTCCTGAGACGATCTCGTTAGCTTTGGATGGGTTCTCTTGGCAAATCTTCGCAAATTCTGTAATGTGCAATAGCTGAAGTGTTCCTCCGCGAAGAGAAGTTGCCACCCTAAAAACGGAACCGTTGGAAAAACGCATCTGGTGAACGTTATCGCGATACGCCGGGCACATGTCTCTAACGAACTGGGGCAAGTTGTCATAAGCGAATTTAACCTTGTCGATGAATACTTCTTTTGCAACATCCTTACTGTCGGCAACAATAGCTGCGTTCACGTTGTGATTGAAAAGGCATGTATCAAGGAACAATATCGCAGTAAAGGTCGTACAGCCAAGCTGGCGGGCTTTTACGATGATATTCAAGTAGTGTGGTGAAAGAAGCTTCTTCTGAGCCCAATTAAGTTCAAAGAAAACAATCTGGCCCTGTTTATCTTTGATCTTATAGAGATTGTTGAGACGCCATTCGACGTCCCCGAGTTGTGACAATACTTGCTCTTGTGAAATCATATCCAAGATGTAACATGTAAAATAATTTCTTTATAAGAAGAATAATCAGTAAGTCGTTGAATATTAGTGAGTTATTTACTCGACGGGGTTAACTATTGGAAGAGTTGGCCCTGTTAATGTGAATTGTCCTCCCGAGACATAGGTCGTATAAGAACGTCCATCAACAGGTGTACCGCTAGCGTCAGCGAGAATAAAAGTATCTGCTGTGGCTTGCTGAACGTAGAAGAGACGATTATTAAGCTGTTCCATACCAGTAGCGCTAGCAAATGGCATCGATATGAATTTTGTCGTTCTGAGCGCTTGTCCATTTTGGAATCCATGATCTGTAATTGTTACAACAATTGGCTGTGTATTTGTAATGTTTTCTGGAGTAAATTGTCTAACAGCGAAGTGGCTAGGAGATGAATCTTCTCCGCAAGGAAATGAATCAAGAGGTTGGGGTGGTGGAAGTGTCATTTAATAACTCCTACTTTAACTAAATGCGGTTTTTTACAATTAATACATTTAAAGTATTTCTTTCTTAAATCAACAGGCTGAAAACCCCATAAAGTACCGCATATTCTTAAGGCTTCAGGGTCATTACAAAATGTACGCCTATATTTCATTTATAATCCGCTAATCTTACTTCATTGCAATTAGAGCATCTATGAACTTTCTTTTTTGGAAATTTATGCTCAGGCGAAACTAAGCTTTTAAACATTTCCATTTCTCCTTCAACCCATTCGCAACATCCGCAATCGCATTTTTCTCGAGCTATATATAATGCTGAATATTGATCTTCTACCAAAGAGTGAATGCAAACACTTGGGAGCAATCCAAAATTAAAAAATTCACTTTTTTTCATTGCATCTATCATGACTACCCCTTTACTTAAATTCATGATACAGAAGACAATACAGAAAAACAAGGGAGATAATCATGGCTAAGAAATCTATCGTCGCCTCATTCGTTGAAGGTAAAAAACCTAGTAAGACACCAACACCAAAAAGCTTAACTCCAAAGATTAAAGCTAGTGGTGATAAGAAGCGTGCTGGCGTCTACGGTAAATAAAAAACACTCCAAGGAAATCAGGAGAGAACCTTGGAATGAAATGTAGATGCGGATGTGCATCTACGGTAAGAGGCAGCTGTTCAACATCGCTGGATGTACGATTCGAACGTACGGCTCACAGGGATCCCCACAAGCAATAAGCTTTGACGCTTACTGGAATAATCCTCTCTCCCAATCCAGCTAAAGCCGTATGTTGGAATTGCACCAACGACCTCTACTGTCTAATTTCAATAGCGCTCTACTAATTGAGCTAATACGGCAAGTTCTTTACGCTTCTTTTCTTTTACGATCATTCATTTCTTCTTCTGAATTCAAATCAAAAGCTGTCCCCATATACATCAAGAAGCCTTGTCGAGAAAGGCCGCTTAGAGAACAAATTTGCACCAACAGATTCGTTAGAGCCGAAGCGGCTATATCTATTCTTTCTTCTGGAATCAATGCTTTAACTTGGTCGAAGAAGTCATCACAAAGCTTAACGTCTTCTTTATTTTCTATAATCATTTTCACCTTTTGATGGAGGAGGTTCAGGCCATCCATAGTTTCGTACATGCGTCACAGACTTAATTTTCTCACACCAACCACATTCATTTTCACCCCAACCCCAAATAGTCCCATGCAATCGTTCTGTAATAGGTCTGGCACATTCAGCGCAGATCCAAGTAGGATATAGATTAGTTGGCTCAATCATTGAAATACATCCATTGATCATCTGGTTCTACTGGGTCATAATAATTTCCATTCCATGTCAAAGAGAATAAAGCTCGATACTTGAAGCTCTCGAGTCCGAATCTCTTAACAATGACAGTCTTCCAAACTGGCGGAAGCTTTTCCTTACACGTATACCAATCACTCATTTTATTTAACTTTGCTAAATGACGGTTTAGAACTCACCCTAACGTTTGAACTCTTGCTATCCAACTTCTTAGATGTCATTGTGAAGAAAACTGAGAAGAATAGTATAAGTGGTAGCAATACGACCAAAGAAATAGCCTTAATCTTCAACATCATCTAAGTCCTTCTTTAATACAGAGGCGACTTTCAGTAATTCATCTTCAATACACGCTAGCTCGACTCGCGTATCGTACAGTTTTTCACATGCTACTGAATCTGTAGACTCCCAATATGGGTTGTGCTTTGATAAGTTGTCGAAGATACTGTGCCCTAAGATGCCTGCAACCAGCATCCTAGCAGCACCAATATCTTCTAGGCGGCTTATTAAATTTTTACTAAGATCCATACTTATACTACTTCTTCAGTGGTTATAACATCTTGAGTGGGCAAGTCAGCTTCATTAGTTTCAAGTATATTTGGAACTGGGCGATTTGAAGGCGTCATTAAAATATCAAAGCTATGCCCATTCTGAACTGAAGTCATTCCAACCACTTCTAGAAACTCAATTCCACCGCCAATGATTAGCTCAAGGCGCTTCTTCATATCTTCTGTCAAGATCATCATGTATTGCTTCATTATGCCACCGGAGATAAAAGTGTTTCTTTAAAAGAGACTTCAATAGTCTGTAGTTGGGAAAGATTATCTAGCTTATAGATTCGACAACTGTCTTTATGTGCTTTTTGTGCGTCAGAGACAGCCAGGCTGTCTTCTGTGAAATATGGTTGAAAAATTTCAGTCCCATGACAGTTTTTTTCTTTTATTAGAAGTAAGTACATAGTCAAATCCTAGTATAAAACAAGGCCCCTGAAAACTACCGAGAAATCAAGGGCCCTGTAAACCGTAAACAAAAAGCGTGAGTCGTATGTAAAATCAACTACGCCCTTGTTATACTGGATTTGTGAAATATGAGAAAATAGCTAAGTTGATGTGTTTCAAAGACTTACTGAAAATAAATTAGCATTCTGACTTTTCTACGAAAATACATAAAAGCGTGTGCCCTACGACAGCTCCAAGAAGGAAAGAAGTTGGTAAAGTATTAGCCATCCAAAGGACAAAAATAACAACCAGTATCACTAGACCTCTCCTTTTTGAGAAAGCTCTATCTCTCTTTGAAGGTAAACGATGGCTTTCTGGAGGTCTTTAACCTTGTCTTCCTTCTTGCCTGCTCGTAGGGTGTATTTTACTACATTTCCAAGGTTAAATCCAAGCTCATACGCTTCAATGATATCAAAGCATTCCATGCCTTTGGCTTTGTAGTAGTCTGGTTTTGTTGGTTCCATAAAGTCAATCCCCTTAAGTTCAAACCAATATTTTTTAGCCATGCAATTTTCACCCTTATGAAACATTGCTACTTGTTCGTTTAGAATAAAGTCTCCGGGTTTTATAGATCCCGTTTCTTGATAAATCTGAGCCATATAGGCTTTACACCAATCATTAATTATTTTATGGTGATTTTCCATGATATCTTTTACAGCTTTTTCAATAGCATCATCCATTAGAACTCTCTGTCATGCTGTAAGCAGTTAAACACGAAAATTCCTCTACGACGCCACATGCGGACTACTTTTGGCCTGTCATCGAATGCATAGTCAATTGTTTTTCCTGTTGTTAATGTTTCATCTAGCCATTTTTCTTTAAGCACATAATCAGGCGTTGAATCCACTATAGGTCGCATTTTTAAACAATCTCTATAAAACCATGCATCACAGTCTAAATAATCTTTTAACCAAGATACTGTTTTATCTTTTACTGACTCGCATCTTCCAGACCAAATATTGATTTCTTCACCGCCATCTATTAACATACGGTTTAAAATATTTATCGAAGGCCAAACTGCGTTATCTTTATCACAAGCCTCATAGAAGGATTTCCAGTCTGGTTTCCATCCAATAGCTTTTACAAGCTCCCCAGTAAAAGCATTATACGATAACATTTCAGCGTTATCAATATTCTTAGGATGAAGAGGCTCAATAAAATGCCGTCTATGCTCGCAGTCAGCTAAAGTACCATCTAAATCGAATATGATCATATTCAACCAACCTTAACTCGTTTTGATCTTATCTGCTCATTGAATGGCACATGCCCAAGAGTTGCAGCACCCGGCTTTGGTGACATTTTAGATAGCCACTTTTCTGCTTGTGTCATTTTTAGACGAGCGCTTGCTCTTTCTCTTTTTTCTTGTGGATTCATGTTTTACTCCTTATCTCTGTTTCTGTAATTAATAGCAGCTTCCATTATCCAAGCACTTCTACTCATTCCCGGCCTTGTCTTTAACTCTTCATCTATCCCGGCTACTATTTCTATTGGCAAGTCGACGCTAATAATAGATTTCTCTGGCTCATACTTTTTTTCATAAGTTTCTTTACACTTTTTAAAATACTCTCTAGTCATTTGATAATAGCTTTCTTTCTCTTTTGGGTTCATATTTTCCCTTCATATTTTCTTTTTAATGATTCATCAATTGCTTCCAAAATCCATGCAGTTCTACTAAGCCCTCTATGTGATGCGACTTCTCTGTCAATCTCTGCAAGAAACTCGTCAGGAATTCTAAGCCTAATAAAAGTACTCTTTTTTACTGCCCTTCTATCCACAGCAATGAGGCTATTTAACATTTCTGGAGACTTCTTCACCATATACACCTCTTATATAACCTTTACGTAATCCATAGACAAACGCTAGGTAAAACTTATCTCTACTATATATACCAGTTATACACATATTCGTACAACTGTCCAATCTCTTGAATGGCTTTTTTATCTTGTATTTTCATCTCTGTGACCGCCAATCCTTCGCTGGTTGCAGAACGAAAAGTCTTACGATTTCCAATAGTGAATCTTAGAGTATGAAACTCTTCACATTCATTTAAGATTGAAATTGTCTCTTCTGTATCAGCCCCTTTTGGGTCTGCCCGGTTAACCAAAGCATAGCTCTTCAGATTCTCATTTGAAAGGCTCTTACTACTCACTAATTTCCTAACGTCTGGCAATGTCCATACATCAAAAGCTGCTGGATTGAAGGGTATTAGAAACATGTCTGCTGCTAATAGAGCAGACTCTTGAGAATCAGTTGTTCTTCCGCCAACATCAACAATGATGTCGTCGAAGTCAGCTTTGAATTTCATCAACTGAGTGTGGACGCTTCGCCCAACCAATTGAATTGTAAACCAAGAGGTGCTAATGCCAGACGCTTCTCTCTGACTAGCGAAAGTTGAAGCTGAACGCTGTTCATCTGCGTCCACCAGCAAGACCTTCTTGCCCGCATTTGATCGCATTACTGCTAGATTTGTTGCTAAGGTGGTCTTTCCAGACCCGCCTTTTATTCCACCAATAACCAAAATCATATTGTTACCTTTTGTTTTTTCTCTCTACACTCTAAGCAAAATTTAGCCCTAGAATTATTGGGATGGAACTCAGTATTACATGTATTACATGCTTTTAAAGGATATTTCCTTCTAGAAGTTCCGTTTTTATCGATCTCAACACCCATCGCCTTCAGTCGTTTGGAGATTGATTGGTAATTAATCCCTAAATTTCTACCTATATCTGACATAGATAATCCACTCTCATATAGAGCTTTTATTTTTTCGTCTGGCCAGGATTTTTTTCCTGAATTTTTATGTCTTTTACAAAAGACAGCCTCATATTCAGAATAACCTTTGCAAAGCCTGTCTAAGATTGTGTGTCTTGGTATTCCTGAAATTTCTGACCATTCATAGACGTTTAAGTTTTCACCGTCTATAGTAATACGTTTTGCTAGTTGTTCTCTCTGACTTTCGGATGGATGTAAAATAGCGCAATTCTCAGGAGAAAAAACGGTCTTTCCGCGTTTAAGATGAACTACATCCCCTTTCTTCCATTTGTTTTTTAAACACCAATCATGGAAGTCTTTAGCGCTATTTCTCCATAAATCACAAACTGTAACTCCTATGGCTCCATATTTATTATAAGCTACATTGTTCGGATTATAACACCCTTGTAAGATTCGTGCTCTAATGCAATATAAGTCGGTTACAGAAGTTAAATGTTCTGGAGGATAAAGAGTAGAATTAGCTCTTTTGGATTTTTGTTTTCTTCCAAGGCACCCACAACTCATCGATCTTCCCTTCTTTCCTAAACTGGAGGTGGAAACCAAGCCTGTATTACCACAATCGCAAAGCACAGACCATTTTGTTTTTCCGTTAGAGTCTATTTTTCTTTCTTTAACAGACCATCTACCAAATTTTCGACCGGTTAAGTCAACTCCTCTCCTTCTTTCAAACCTACATGGGTTACATTCAAAAGTTTCACCCCTTTTAAAACTTTGAGAGGAGCTAACGAAATAATTCCCGCAATCACAAAGACAGTTCCATTTAAGACGAGGCAATGCCTCTATAATCAAAACACGTCCTATTTTTTCCCCTGAATAGTCAATATGTAATGTCATGTGGTTTAAGGAGCTCACTTTTATATATTTTTTATCCATTATGGAGATCAAAGCGATCTACCATTTAGATACATGTTATACATTTAGTGGATAATTTATGTCTACAAAAAAATAGAGCTCCGCGTTTTAAGCGAGCCCTAAACTAGATATAATATTTGATTGTTTTAAAAAGTAGCGCTTGGCATACTACCACATCCACCAAGCGCGAGAAATAGACAATCATGAGAAGTATTTGTGCAAAATACTGTTGGCTTAAGTATACTAGCCATAATATTTAAACGCCATCCATTTACGATGGCCGCCAACCATACAGTTGCAAAATCTACGGATTCGGCAAATGCGTGACTGGCAGTATTTAGGTGTTGATTTCAGGTACTTCTTTTTAGTCATCTGGATCTTCAAACTTCCACTTAGAGCCTTCATAGATATTAGATACTTCGATTACATCTACTACAACTTTACCCTTATGCATAACATGAGCCCAAGCGCAACACGGGTCAATAGCTTCTATATACTCCACAGCTTCTTCCAAGGACTTAAATGCTGCTGAAAAGTCTTTCCACCCGCCAGAAGGATAAAATCTTTCTCCATAGAATACAAAATAATCATCATTCATCCTTATCCTTACGTCTTGGCGCATGAACATGCTTATTATAAGAAGTATTTTTAAAGAACCCACTAGTCTTTGGTGTTTTCTTAGCCAGCCATCTCTCTGCATACGTAAGTTTATGTTTTGGCTTCTCTTCAGATTGTTCTTCAGTCATTTTACCCCCTGAATACATTGTTTTTTGGACGCCATTGCTCTTTGAATGGTGCGTAAGCGATTGCTGCAGCATTTGGTTTCTCTGGAGTCATCTTGGTAAGCCATTTCTCGGCTTGAGTCATCTTAGAGCGTTCTTTACGCCGTTGTTGTTGTTCTATATAAGTTAAAGCCATAGTCCCCCCGTTAAAAAAATTAAAAGGGGAATTAGTTGATTTCATGTAATATCGATACCCAGACTGATCAATTGGGTGCTTGTATTACATATTTTCAGGTTCTTTTGGAAGTGGCATCCAATGTGTTATTCCAGAAACTATCCCTTGCCCTTCCCAATCACCCGATTCATCCATATATTCTATATCTATAGGGTTTCCCCCATGAACACCCCGTTTTTCATAAACTAAAACGCGTGTATTTTCAGGGGGTAATCTTTCTTTAACGCTAATCCATTCCATGTTAAACCTTGTAAAATTCCTTAAATTTCTTAATCAATTCAATCTCTGTAGCAGAGAAGCTTTTCTTGCATTCTTCAGTCTTCTGTTGGCATTGCACGGCTATCTTAAAGTCATTAACATCTGTGCATTCTCGTGGCGATGTAGGCGGAATGAATTTGATTAATGGCTCTGTGTTATTCCAACATGGGCAACATTCTCCAGAGTCATTCGCTATATCTTTCATTGTGTTACGCCAGTACATTGATATGCCGTAACCAGAACCGTCAAATGGTTGCATGTTCATTCCTTTTTTTTCTTCCAAGCAAATACCCCTCTAAACCCACAATAATGATCGTCATATACAATTTTCCATTTTGAAATAGCTTGATTCGTATATTCACCCCAGTTTTTCGCTATGGTACAAAATTCGCTCTCAGTCTCATTGTAATCTCCGTCTTCAAAGACTCTTACATCATATAGTCCATCTTTATCAGGATGACATTTAACGGGGGGAGGGTTAGGAATATTCTCTGATTCAAAACACAAAAACCATCCATTCCAATCACATTCACATACCCATCCATCTCTTTTTTTTACTCCACAACAGCAATACATACCCATATTCACTCACCCCGGAGTTGACACAGTGTTTCTCTAGTCTCGCGTATAGCCATATTCACATAGTTCTTGGCATTGCTCATAAGAGATTGCTTAACCACATCTTCACCGATAAGCACGTCTAAATCGTCTTCAATCAATTTCAGTTGAGATATTGCATCTACCAGTTTTGCTTCTCGCAGCTTGTCCATTTATTCTCCCCGAATTTGGCATAATTGTATTCTCAAGTTCGCGACTCTTTCATTTGATGACCGCTCTATATCTGAGACAAAAATCCCATAATGGGGAACCATCTGTAAATCTAACATTAAATTAGAAAGTCTGCTCTTAAGCCGGAGCACTTCTTCTTGAATTAATTTGGCTTTTGTCAATTGGTCTATAGTTTCTTCTTCAGTCATATCACCACCCCAATTACTTCTCGTTCAGTCACCAGCAAGTGCTCTTCATCATTCTCGTTATATTGAAATCCACTAGTGATCAGTATCGTATCACCAACAGCCACATCTAATTCAACAGCTTTACCCATAGATATCACTTCAACTTTAAAGGGCTTGTTCTTTGTCGTAGAGACAATAATCAAGCACACCTTCTCTTCTGGTATTCTCTTAACCAAGATTGACTTGGCTACTGGTCTAATCATCATTTTCATTTTCCATGTTATTTTTTTTTATTGGCCAATCAACATTGCTTGGGCTTAATAGTCGGTCGTGATAATAGGCTATAATTTCTGGAGGTATGTTTTCCACAGGCTTACATTCTGGTGCAGGCGGCATAGCCATCCAATATTCAACACCTTCTTGTTTTTCAATACAGCCCCATGGAGTGTCAAAAAAGAACGCACCACTTATATACCAACCAGATAACGCCAAATCATTATACGCTATAATAACATCTTCTCTATCTTTCGGCAGACGATCATCAACATCTATCCACTCCATAACACACTTCATAAACATCTCCCTTGTTCCAGGCGGCCATTTTATAGAAAAATTTTTTTTTCACAAGAGAATTTTTTAGAGAAGAGACGCATAATAACTAAGATAGGGAACATAATAGACACCACAACATAATATTATAAAATTTTTCTGAAAAGTGGTGTAAGTGTTTCGTGGGGGAGTAGATATAGATAATCTCTAGTACCGGTACCGCTAAGGATCGACCTGAGAGGAAAATCAAGTGTTGAGTTTGGTTGGATGGGACCCAACACTATATATAGTATGTTCAACCAACATGTAGTATGTAAATGAGAAGTGGACACCAGCCACTTGAGCTGTGTCCACATAATAGGGAGGTGATATAGTGTTGTAGATATAGTATGAGGGTTATTGTCGCTCTGCTGGGTTTTTAGACTTGTTGAGTATATAGTCGAATGCTGCTGAGGCTATATCCTTAGCCACATCTTTAGATTCAGACTGTTCCCAACCGCGGTGTTTACCTTGTGTCTTTAGCACAAACAATTGAAGCGTTGTATCATTTGAATCAACAGCACGATCAAACACGCTAGCTTCAAGCTCGTCAATCTGACGTTCGCGACAGTCTTTTAATATAGCCTTTAGATCCTCATGCCTATCAACAAAATTGCGTATAGCTCCACGGCTTGAACCGATACGATCAGCTACTCTGCTAAGATTTCCACATTGCTCTATTATCAGTTTTTCAATCGTTTCTTTGTCAAATGGCATTCCAGGCTTTGGCCTTTTTGCTTTTTCGCCTATCTTATTGCCTTTTGCTACTGTCGGGAAGCCGGCCATATAACCTACTATTATTATGTTTATTTGGCTTTTGAGTGTTTGCTAAGCGCTTATTTAAACAGTTAAGCTTAACAACAAAGCTACAAGTCTCTCTGCGGCCGAGAGCCGGTGGGTCAAGCCTGATTATACCTTTTATGTATAGATCATGTTAAAAACGCTGTCAAGTCTTTTTTTTAATCCTAATGAAGATTTATTATACTACTCCTTTGCCGTTGTAACCTGCTGACTATCATATATTTATGATATATTTTCATCTATTTTCATCATATATCTTGTATCAATACACATCATATGATATAAATAGATACATAACACGATTACTCAATCAGAGCGAATACGCAACGACGATTAGACAAAGTGGTATAGAGATTAGACCAAAACAACCAATATTGAGAGATCAACCATGTATTACTTAAAAACAAAAGAAGGCTTTATTTCAACAAGAAGTGGAGATGTAAAGTTCTTTGAATCACAAACGGAAGCGAGACATTTTGCGATCAATTATTGTGATTTATCAGACAGAGAGTTAGAGATTTTAAAGAAATAACAGAATTGACCGCGATCAATTTATCGGTCAATTCTTAACAAAACAACCGGACCGTAACAAGATGATTATTATAAATTTAGAAGAAGAAATGAGAGTGTGGTTACTTGAGTGTTTCACCGATGAATACGAACAAGAAGAAATTAACAAACTGAATGTTGATGAGCTTGAGTCAAGCATTTATCGTTACTATGATGGCGGAATGGAATCATTTATTGAAGCAATTCATAATTAAACAACAAAACAACCGGACGAGGGTAACAAGATGACTTTATCAACACATGCACATGCAGCAAAATTAATAAGAGCTGATTTAAAGAAGGCCTTCCCGAACATTAAGTTTCGGGTGGTATCTGATTCTTTTTCAATGGGTACATCTATAGATGTTTATTATGTTGACGGACCAAAAAGCAGAGAAGTTGAAGCTGTTATTAAAAAATATCAATATGGCGAGTTTAACGGGTACACGGACGGTTATGAATATTCAAATTCACGTGACGATATTCCACAAGTAAAATTTGTTTGTGCGAATAGAGAATCTTCAACACCTTATCTTGAAGATGTGCTAGAATGTGCAGAAAATTATTGAGTTGCTTTTGAAATTCAAGGGCTACGATGAGAATTTAACAAACAAAAGAGGTGTAAAATGACATATGAAACAAAAATGATAGACCCTTATCACTATCAACAACTATTAGGCGCTATTGGCTGCCTAGCTGAGGCAATGGAATCTTTGCCTCTTAGAGAAGAATTGCAAAAGCTATTTATAGAGCTTTGCAACACCGCAGAAACTGAAAGATGTAAGGTTTTGGTTAGAAAATATAGAGATGAATGTTTAAAAAGAGATCTTATAAAACGAGGAGAGCTTTTTAATGATTCTGATAGAGACGCGCTTCAAAAGTATATGAAAGAATAGAATAACAAAAAAAAGGGTTAAAATGAAACAAATCATTAATGGAAAGAAATATGACACAGAGACAGCAGATTTCTTTGCTCAAATAACATATGGAGAAGTTATTTACAGAAAGAAAAACGGAGAATTCTTCACGTATAGCATTTCGACAAATGAAATTATACCAAGGTCTGAGGAGTTAATCCGTAGAGAGGTTGAAACCACCTGTAGCGTTGAACAGTGTGAAGAATTGTTTGGTGAATATGCAGAATAACAAAACATTACTACCATCCATGCAGAAACAATGAAACCTTTTTACATTGCTTATTTCAAAATACGCATTGCTTTTACAAGATTACAAACACTGTTTTACAAAGGCAGAATCAATGCATTGATAGATGAAAATGAAAGGCTCAAAAAGAAGATCAAACAACAAAAAGGGAAATAATGAAAAACAAAGAAAAACATGCATGCAAATGTAAAAAAGCTTCAGATAAATTGAGTTTGGAGATTCTAGACTTAATAGAAAAATATGGAGAAGAGCTTAACACTCAACATGTAGCTCAAAGAATGATTAGCATGGCTGTTAACCTTCTTTTGCACGTTGAAGAAAGTGAGTTAGGCGCAATGGAAGTGGCCCTATTGTGTGTTACTAACGGGATTCATGAGTATGAAGATTATCGTGCTAGTGCAGAATAACTAACAAAAAGGAGAATAATGTTACAAGACGTCAAAGATTTAGTGTATAGCTACAAGATCGACTTAGCATCGTTAGAGCTAACAGCGATGAAATACGCAAGAACAGGGGAGAGAATACATCAAATGTATGTAGTCGGAAGGCTAGACATGTTAAAAGATGTGAGAAGAACTTTGAAAGATTTAATCAAAAAGAATGAGGGTGAAAATGAGGCTATATAATGAAAATGAGGCCCGGACGAAGGGGCCCCACATAGCAACAACCGGTTACGCTTACGGCGATAACACTTCTGATCTTAGCAAATCGCTTATTGCATTGCAATTGTTACGTGATCATGCGTTGGCGAAGGCCACTAAATATAAATGGGACCCGTGGTTGTCACGTGCTCATGAAGAGTATTTAGACTACTTAAATAATGTGTTGAACCAGTGGGTTGTCTGATGAATTCAAAAGAAAAGAAGAATTATAACCAATTTTATATGGATATGATGACTTTAATAGAAACTCATATCGAAAAAGTGCCCCCCCACGAGGTGGGGCATACTTTAATTATGGCTGCAACAACGATGATGTTAGAGAATGCATCTAATCCTGTGGCTATTTTAAAGCTGTGTAACAACGCAATTAATTCAGGCGTAGATGAGTGGGAAGAAGATAATGTTGAGCATGCAAAGCCTGTTATATGGAACAAAGAATAATTAAAGGATTTTTATGAAGATTAGTTATCAGCAAAAGCAAAAGCTTATGAAGAATTGGGATAATGCCCACGGATTGCAATGCAATGCAGAGCTTAGAGTATACGACCCGATCTCATCTTTTCAGTGCTACATTATCGGAATGTATGATGAAGACGAGGACACAATTTATTGCATTATTCAAACGAATAAATGCGATAATCCCAAAACAACTCTTTATACGATATCACAGTTGGAAGAGATGTATAACGAACATGGCGAGGGCTTGGAAGTTGATATAGAGTATAGGCCAAGACAAGCCTCAGAGATTTTAACACAACTAACGACGGATTTTAGGCATGCAAGCTAAAGAGATTAAGAAATTACGCGATTCTCTTGGGCTTACTCAAGAGAAGTTTGCTAGATTATTGAATGTAACAACGACATCTATAAACAGATGGGAAAATGGAGTTGCAAAGCCAAGCTCAATGGCAATGGAAAAGATCGAAGCAGTTAAAGAGAGGGGAAAAGATGGAAAAGGACAATAGTATTTTAAATGTAAAAGCGTTCGGAAACACAATGATTTTAGAGAATCTTTCAGACGAGTATGATCTTCACATTTATGAAATTTCAGACGAAAGAAAGACTTCTTTAGAACCGTTTAAGAAAATGGCATATAAATCTTTGTCACCGCCGATTGATATTTCAGATTATTCATTTAAATTTATGAAAAGGAAAAAATGAACGACATTCAATTTGTTAATCCCACAGAAATGAAATCTTTAGAACAGTATGGCGCAGCACTGTTAAGTGGCGTCTATTCATTAAAGACTCTGGAAGCATTTCATATTCAAGCATTTAGCATAGGCTTATTAGATGAAGATGAATTGGAAGCCGGAAAGACTATTTGTTGGGAAATACAACGCTTAATAGGCTTATACAAAACTCAAATGCAAAATGTTCTTGATAGAACTGCTATTGATGAGAAGCAGATCATCGAATCTCTAAAGATGATGATGCCGAATGTTAAGATTCCTAACAAAAGAACTGTTAAAAAGAAGAATATAGAAAATGAATAGTTTGTTTAGCACAATTATATTTTTAATAGCAATGACTGTATTTTTAGTTATGAGTTTATTAAATAAAAGCTTTGATGGTTTAAAATACAGCTTTCTTTTTGTAGGCACAGCATATTTATATATGGAATCATTAAAAATGATGGAAAGAGGGGAATTTTAAATGAAATACGTAATTTATCTCAGAGTCTCAACGAAAAAACAAGACGAAAGCACACAATTACACCACTGTTTAGAGTTTTTAAAGTCTAGAAATGGTGGCTCATTTCAATATTTAGTGTTCAGTGATAGCATAACATCTAAGAAATCTATTGAAAAACGAAAAGGGTTTTTAGAGGCGAAAGAAGCGATTCGAAGCGGGGATATCTTAGTTGCCATGCGTGTAGATAGAATAACTCGTAATCCCACCGAGATAAACATTTTGGTTGATGAGTTAAGGAAAAGAAATGCAGAGATTCTTTTAGTAGAGCAACCTGGAATTAATAACAGAATAATGTTGGGTGTTTATGCGGGAATGGCTTTTGAAGAAACAAAAACTCTAAGAGCACGTGTTAAAGAAAAGCTGGATGTAAAAGTATCGCGTGGAGAAAGAACCACTATTCAAATGCCGTATGGGAAATCATTAGACATGAATAGTCTAGTTGCTGTCAAAAATAAAGACGGCAACGGTACTACATTGAAGCCGGGTATTCTCTTAGATAATGCTCAAGAGCTTGAAACTCTGGACTTGATGTGTAGGCTGTTTGATGTGGGTATGTCGTATCAGTCGATCTGCGTAGAGCTTGCGAAGGAAGGGTGTTTGAATCGGGCAGGAAAGGCGTTTCAGAAAACCAGTATTTTGAGGATTCTACATCGAAAAGGGCGTTGTAGACCCAAGGCTCAAGATGTTCCGGTTCAAGAGTATGCCCTTCTTCATGCATAAAGATAATTGTTTTAGGCTCGGGGTGATAGACTTTATTGCACGAGCCAAGCATCACGCACGCGTCATCTTCAAAAACAGTTCCTGTCATACAATCCAAAAATAATTTAATTAAGTTGTCCGTGTCCGGTTTCTTCTCGTGTTTTAGCAGTCCACTACCATAGAGTGCTAAATCTCTCTTGAGCGTCGCTTTTGGAATTGGCATAAGAAACAAGAAAGAGATTCGAGGGTGTTTTAATTTATTCCCTTTGAATTTCATCTTTATTTGCCCTTTGATTACATTCTTTTCTTTCGAAAGAGGGTCGTATACACGGGGTATTCCACCCCGATTAAACATTCTCATACGTGCTTGGGCTAAAGGCACTCCATCAATCACTATCATAAGACCTCAGATTCAATGTTACATCTCTGTTTTCTAATCTAGCGGTATGGTAGCACACGATATTTCGCACTATCTTAGCAAAATATTCATCTTTTTTCATCATTACATTTATATCTAATACGTCATCTATCTTAGACAGCAGGTAAATAGAAGCATCATAGTTTAATTCAGCGAATAAATAAATGTCGTCGGGGGGAACCGCTCTTTGTAAGAAAGCAATATTTTTATCTAGATCTTTATTTGACATTTAATCCTGGGGTTTTAATAGACCATATCGAGGATATGCTCGATATGATCATGGTATTATCTAGAATGGAAACGCATCGCTATTATTAACAACATCTTCCGGCTTCATTTCTGGGTTTTGAGATAGAAATTTATCAATAGCCCCCATTACTTGATTTCTAAATCTAGCTTTTACACCGTCGTTATCAAAAGTAATTAACTCAATGTACTTTTTTTCACCAAGATCATTGGTGTATTCACGAGATGGCATACCAATCCAACGCTGTACGCCTTTTTCGAAAATCTTTACTTCTGTCAACGTCAGCTTCCATGGAATAATATGCACGTCGCAAGTTGCTAATAAGCTGTTTTTATTGACTGCATTTATATTTTGTACTTCTATCATTGTTTATCTCCTATAAGATATTTTTCTTTCTCTTTGAAGGTCCAGTAAATTCAAAGAATTGACCCGTTAATAATCTGTCGACAAAAGCATCACCACAAAATTCACCAATTTTATCATCATTTAAATTGGTTGTTATAATAGTCCCTCTGTTTGTCCATTGCATTCGGCTATTAATTAAATCCATAAAGAAGCTTAGAAATGCTGGCGTCATCTCTCCAGTCCCAAAATCATCAACAACCAAAAGAGTTGTAGTGGTGATTTTTTGGATAAAAGTATTCAACTCTTTTGAATTAAATGTTTCAAGCCATTTTTTAACCAACTCTTTCTGAGTTAAAAAAATTGCTGAAGTGCTTTTTCTGGTAAACATTTCACACGCTCCAAGGGCAGCAAATGTTTTCCCCGTTCCAAAATCACCTTGCATAACAAGAATGTTTTTTGGTGTAGCAGCAAATTTGCGTAAATAATCCAATTGAGCCGGCGGTAAATTCACATCTTCAAACTTAACATTGAGGTTGCCATCTCCAATACCGTGAATTTCGCAAAATAACGGCCATTCTAGCGCTCTTTGAGGTATAACCTGTGTGGTGGTAGCTCTTGGCATTTTATTCACCTCCATGACCGCGCAATCGAGTCTTGAACATTGCCAAATCTTTTTCCCTTGAAACATAGGAGTAAAATATTCATCTCCCCCACAAAATTCGCACTTGTATTCCAGCGAATTGAAGGGCTCTTTCTTGATTTCTCCCCAAGGTCCAAGGACATAATCACACATGACTGGTAAATTACTTGGTTTAAATTGATTTCTTGCAATATCGGCAGCGTTTTTAAAATCCATCAAATTGCCCCCTTCTTGTCTTTAAGCGCTTGAACAGCTGCTTGGGTGTTAGAGCAGGGAGCAAATTTCCTTTCTTTTTGAGGTGGTTTTGCGTTCATTTTCATTTCAAGTTGGTCAAATTTCTCACGGAGATATTTTGCTGGATTAGGTTTAAACATTTTGTCAGACCAGAACGAATCAGCAACCGCCCATCGAAAAACAAGGCAAATTAACTTGGGATCTCTAGAGTCAAGCCGGATCATTTTGTCGATTTCAACTAAAATTTGAGTCGTTAACTTAGGCGCTTTGTATGTTGGTTTGACTTCTTTCAAAGCGGCAATCATGTCATCTGCGATTCGAAGACCTTCTTCAGAAAAAAGATTGAGATTAGATTTATCTCTCTCCTCGACAGCTTTAGCTGGCTCTTTTTCTTTAAGCCTCGAATGAGGAGGTATAGGAGGAGATATATCTTCTTGAAAGTTTTCTGTTTGAGTAGAACTCTTTATTAGTAGTTCGTCCTTTCGGAAATTTGCGATACGGAAATTTCCATTTACGGAATCATGGAAAGATTTTTTGAATATTTCCAATTGTTTAAGCTTTTCCCCTTCGGAAGCTGGAAATTCAAAGAATATATATTCAATAATTTTCCCAATAAATTTTCCGTCTGTTTTTTTTCCGCTAAACTCTAGCCGACAAGCATACCCATGTTCAATAAGTTCATGCATTGCTGCGTCTATAGCCTTTCGTCCTTCTTTGCATTTTCCTTGAAGCTCGCGTATGTTAAACGTCCAATCATTAGGGCGCGACATGCAACGTGCCCATAACCCAGTAGCTTTTAAAGAAAGACTACAATCCCAGAGAGCTTCCTTATTAAGTTGGACAAATGGATTCTCGCGATTGTGTACCACTCGAATAATCGTTGGTCTTTTTGAATCGCCATTGTTGACTTCTAATTCTTCATCTGTCATAGTTTAGATAGATCCTTTTTCATATTTAGAGATCTGGTTGCATTGCAAGTTCATTGAATACCCTATTTTTAGTTATTTGTGTTTGACGTCGTAATTAAGCCAATTCTTTAAGAATTGTGGTTTCAGTGCTTGTCTGATGGCTCCGGAGTTGCGACAATTCGCTCTCCGGATTCTTTTTCTTTACAGGTGTTGTTAAACCTCTGTATTTTTTAAATTGTTCTCTGTTTTCTGCGTAATAACATCTTGCATACTCTCGTCTTCCTTCTTTCGATTCTTTCGTAGGGTATTTTTCTTTGTATGTCGGTTGAGTTTTTTTACAATGCGCATTAAAACAGTCTTTGCAATCGCTGCGGTAATATCCCATAGAGCGATAAAATTCAGTTAAACTTTTGATTGTTAAGCACTTAGTGCATGATTTACTCTCAATCATAGGAACAACCTTTGACACAGAAGACGTCATTTGATGTGCGTTCATAAAAATTTCCTTTCAATTTCAGTAGTATTTTAAATTTATCGGTTTCTGTTGTGACTATGTACCCATGATTCTCCAGCAAACTCACCGTTGGAGAACAATAATCAAAAAGCAAAATATCATCTATTTTCAGATTGAGAGCGCATAAATCCATCCAAAGCCGCGCAGCTTTGGTATCAATTTTGCCAATATTCTCAACGCATTGTGGGCAAGAGATGTAATATTTACTCGTCATCGTGCTGCTCCAATGTGACTGTAATTCCATTGTTAAATGGCAGCCACTGAAGAAGATTTTCACGGGCAAGCTTTTTGAGATTATTTTTGAATGGGTGCCAGTTTTCAGACATTTCAACATCGATCGTATCTCGAGAAAAATGAACCATGCCATCAGAATCAGCACGATTTATACACTGAAGATAAACCGAAAGTGCTTCTGGGCAATGACGAGAGATCCTTTCTAGTATCTCTTGGGAGGTGATTGAGTATCTATCCATATACGCTCTCCGTGCAATATATGCACATTGTGTAATTTTACTATTGTAAAATTGGGAAGAGTGATATAGGATGAATGCATAACCGGCTTAAGGTTTTTTTGTTGTTAGTCTTTTGGTCGAGACTACAACCTGCATTTATCTCTGTATATCAGTTATCTCTATATCACATTTCCCAAAATGTAACCCTTAGCACTTAGGTGTTAAGGGTTTTTTTCTTTTTTTGTCTTCACTGTAGATAATTTAATTTTAAAAATCTACAGAATTCTTCATTTTATTTAATTTCAGTAAGTCTTTGATTATCTAAAAACATTGAATGTTCGCTCTTTGTTTTTTAACCTTCAATTGTCTATATTGAAATAAAGTGTTTACACGTAAACCCTTCTCTATCAATCTTAAGAGTACTCTACATGATACAGAATGAAATATCTATAGAAAAACAGAGGGAAGATTATTTGCGCGTCACAAGCGTTTTATATCCGTTCTCTGGGTTGGAAAAGATTGATGCTGACGTATTGGCTTATGCAGCGGAGAGAGGCACGAAAGTGCACAATATTTGCGAAGGAATTGTGGCTGGTTTAGGTGAAATTGGGGTTGAAGATGAGACGTGGGGATATGTTGAATCATTTAAAAATTGGTGGGAGGCTGGTCAAACCATTGTCGAAATGGAGAAAAGATTCTGGGAAGACGACTTACTTATCACGGGACAACTTGATTTCATTGTTGCTGATAAAGATGGGTTGGCTATTGTTGACATCAAAACTTCTTCTCGTCCGTCGAAGACCTGGCCTGCTCAGGGAGCTGCTTACGCGATGCTCGCTAAAAAAGCCGGCTACGACATCAAAAAAGTAATTTTCTTGCATCTCAATAAGAACGGCAAAGCTCCAAAGCTATATGAATATCCAATTGACGACGACTTCTTCTTGGCAATTCTGCGCGTTTATAATCATTTCTACGCAAAAAAAACTGTTTCAAAGCAAATATAACAGGGAATAACGATTTATGAGTAACCATGCAAACAATCTTAGCCCAGCAATGCAAGCCAGACTTGATAACTGGATGAAAAAGCCTGAACAGCTCCCTTTACCACAGAAAAGAGGGTTCGTTTCAAAAGGTGACTATCTAGATAGCATTCAAGACATAGAAGACCGCGACGCAAAGAGCTGGAAAGAGCATCTACAGAAAAACCCTGAATTCCGGAGATAGAATGTCCAACGAAATAGCAATCAGACAGGTACCACAAGAGCATGAGATGATGGTTTTCCAAACTATGGCCGCTCAAGCAGTTGACTCTAAAATGTATCGTGGTATCGGCGACAAGGCTGGAATCATGATGATCATGCTATCAGCAAGAGAGCTTGGAATCTCCCCGATGGCTGCGCTTAATGGCGGCTTGAATATCATCAACGGAAAGGTTGAGATCTCTGCTCGAATGATGAGTGCTTTAATTCGCAAAGCAGGCCATCAAATTTCCATTAAAGAATCTACAGCGACTGAATGTGTGCTAATGGGATTGCGTGGCGACACTGGAGAAGTTCAGAGTGCTTCATTTTCGATCCAGGAGGCCCAATTAGCGGGTTTAATTAAGAATGGTGGGGGTTGGGTTAAGTGGCCTAAAGATATGCTGTTTGCGAGGGCTTTAAGCCGTTTAGCACGCCAGTTGTTTAGCGATGTAATTGGAATTGGTTACGTTGAGGGAGAAATCAGCGGAACAGAAACTAGAGCAGGTGCAGTTTACAGCGAAGAAGCGCAGGTAAGTTGCTATGATGAAATTGAAATACCAAAATATTCTACAGGCGACTTAACTGATGGATTTCCAGAAGAAGATAAAGAGATGCTTGAAAAGTATATCCACGTAGTTTCTTTGCATTTTAAATGGGATACATCCCAAACCATTGAAGAACTTCTTAAAGATGTAGAAAAAACAAAAGCGAGATTTAATATATGGAAAGCGAATCAACAGAAATGAGCTTACTAAGCATCATAGGTTGGGGTATTAATATGATCTTAGCATTTTTATTGATTAATTGCGCGCTAGCATCGTGTTCATACAACATTACACTAGCACACACTGAAGGCTCAGCGTCAGATTTAATCGATGAAGTCAGCACCAACACACCAACGCTAAGCGCTAATGTGAAGATGCCGGGTGTTATTTAGAATGTGAAGAAGGCTGAGCCGCTCCAATAAAGCGAAACGGAGCCGAAGTTGGTGTCAATTCTATAATTCAGAGCGCCATCAATATTAGCTCCGTTTCCGCTGATAATAATATTGTTCCCAGCAGCTGCTCCAGCATTTCCAGACTGATCTTTAAACGTCCATCTCTGACCGCCTCGCATACCAGTTGTTGGCATATTCATCGTTCTGTTGATGGTAGTATCTGTTATTCCAACAACACAATCATCTACTAAAACATTATAGCTTGATACACTGGTAGCATGATATGCTGTTGCAAATCCATCTACAAAGATTGTCTTAACATATCCATTTGTATGGCCAATACGTCCTGTATCAGATTCAACTGTCATAAGTAATTGTCTTGCGTCAGCAACAACAGTAGTAGCAACCCCTGCTATGTAACACTCATTTTGTTGGCCGGCTCCAGAACCTTCATTCCCGATCCTTATTAGGTTATTATCACCAACGACTCCAAGGCTTCCTAACAATATATTGTGAGATTCGGTACTGGTGTAGGCATTCCCAGCAGTGCGCCCAAGAATGATATTTCGCGAACCACCCGTAAGCTGAGCCCCAGCTAAATCTCCAATCACAGTGTGATATGATCCTGTTGTTAATTCGGCAAGGGCAAAATTACCAACAGCACAATTACTGAACCCAGTAGTAATCCTCTCTCCTGCGAAGGGGCCGATTAAAGTATTATTATTTCCGCTTGTCAACCTATTACCACTGAAATAACCAACAGCGCAGTTGTAACTACCACTTGTCATTTTACTAAGAGATTGATACCCAAGTGCAGTGTTATTGTCTGAATTAACATCAAAATCAAGATTAGAACCAATAACGATATTATGTTTATTAAAATCCAATAACCAATCATTACCGACATTCGTAAATTTAATGTCTGTTCCGTCTGTAGCCAATGTAAAATCAGTCCCACTTTGCACCCAATACGCAACATTTGCTTCAATCTTTGATAGATACCACATGTCGCCAAATACGCCTGTCGTTGGGTCTTTTCCAACCAACCATATAGTCCCAAATGAATAATACTTGCCTGTCTCTGGCTGCTTGATATCAGCGCCCGTTGGCGCTCTTTTTCTGGTAACAACGATATTTAATCCAACACTTGGGCCTAGATATTTCGTTGGATTGTTGGGCGATGATCCTGTAAGTGATGGACTGCTCATTTTAATAACCTATCTATGTAAAAATATTATAAAGTTGCTATGTAGTACAAAACAGTAAAAGTCATTGTATTGTCATTTGCTGCATTTCCTGCTATTTCTGTAACCACTGGATTATAAACATTCAAAGCTGTGTTTTGTAATACTGTTCTTGTTGTTCCTGTTGTTGCAGCACTTATTAAAGGGCTTTGAGCCATAATAACTGTGGCAGAGCTACCTATAAGAGTATTGGGCCCAAGTGAAGATGCTGTGGCTAGAGATGCTGCCGTTCCTGATGTGCCATAATATAAACTTATACTTTGACTACCTCCAACCGAGAATACGTTACTTCCTCCGTACACAAAGTTAGCCCAAGCACTTACTACAATTATTGTTTTTCCAACTCCAGGGGCTGCAACAAGCACATAAGGTGTCCCATGAATAGTTTTTATTTGTGCAGATGTTAATGTAACAGCCGCAACATTTAGCTGACCAGGTAATGCCACACTAGCACTAGTCCAATTAGTGCCATCACTAGTTAAAACGTTTCCACTTGTCCCCGGAACTGCATACGTTTCAGTGCTAGCAACCCAATTTGTACCATCGGAAACTATCATCTTTCTAGATGCTGCACTTGCGGTTACTGGAAATGTCGGAACAGAATAAGATGGGTTAACTCCAGCTCCACCAGAGCGAAGAATTTGACCAGCACTACCCACGGCAGTTGAAGCAACCGCGTTTGAGGCTCCACCAATAACTACACCGTATTGCGTTACTGCGTTAGCTGTAACGTTTCCTGTGCCGTTTCCTGTTAATACACCTGTTAAAGTTCCAACCCCAGTTCCGCCTTTTGCAACAGTTACTATAGTGCCAGACCAAACGCCCGTTGTGATAGTCCCTAAAGTTGTGATAGAGGATTGCCCTACATACGAAGCCGAGATGTCTATTACTGGTGTTGCACCGCCAGTCGATGTAATTCTATTTGCTGTACCAGAGACGCTTGTTACAGTGCCGCCTCCACCAATAAGGCTAACAACGCCGGCTGTAACAGAAAATCCTGCTGGGTCAAATTGAGCAACTCCTTTGGAGGCAGTCGTTGCATTAGCCGCAGTAATGGTTATTTTATTTAATCCATCTCCTACAGTAGAGATCCCTTGGGCTGCCGTCCCCTTTATGTCCAGATTATTCGCTATTGGAATAGCAAAGCTGGTATCCGCATCAAATTGAGTGGGGATAGAGGGATTATTACTAATTAGATCTGCTATTCCAGCCTGGCTCATGGGTTACCCTTGGTTATCTAGGTCAAATTTTTTTATTAACTGATAAAGGTTTTCAATCTTTTTCTCTAAAAGATGAATATGCCTTTCATTATTGGTTGAGCGAAGAATGGAGTTTTGACCATTCAACTCAACAAGTTCTAATTTCTTATCTATTAGATTTTTAAGCTCTGGAATCTCTGAAGGAATAGAAAGAACATCGTCTTTAAACTGTTGAATTAAGACTTGGCAACAAGAGTTATGCCTGCCCAGTTCATTTCTTAAATCAGCCAACGAGTTATTATGATCGTTTGATAGACCGTCAACTTTTAACTCTAAGGATAAAAATAGTTTATTTACATCTTGTGATAACGCAAACTCTCTTAAATCGCTTTCCACACAAGCCATATTGTTTACGAGGCTATTCATTTTAATCTGTAAGTCATCAATTGTTTTTCCAAAACCTTTTAAGCTTTCTTTACAATCATCCATGACTTTAGTAATTTCTAAATGATGCTCCATCTTTAACTCGCCTTGTTTTTCTTCTAATGAATTGATCCGCTCAAAAGCAGATTTTAATGAGTCTTCTAAGGCAATAATTCTAAAATTTGCATTATTATTAGAATTGTTCTCATTAATCTTCTCTTGAGCGGACTTATAATCTTCTTTCTTCATGCCCTTAATCGCCATAGATATACTCGACGTAAACACCACCACTACCCGGGGCAGTAACTTGTTTAACATAAAGAATGGTTCCTTCAGCGACAACAAAGCTGTCGTCTTTCTCAGGGTTCATGTTAGCTGTTAAATCAAACAACTTAAAAGCGCCCCTAGGTAGATACAGCTTTCCAGCAGAAACACTGTTATCATCACTGATAATCATTGCTGCATCAGTGTCGTTTGTAATGCACATAATTCTTGGTTTGACAGTTAAAGCTGAACCAATAGCTGCATATGCACCTGAGATACCACCGAAGGCTAAGCTTCGGAGTGTGTCGAAATAAACTCTTTTAACTGACATATAGCCCCTTAGTTTACGATTTCCCAGCCAATGCTACTTACGTCTGTTGTTGCAAGAGCTGTTGCACTTGCTGCTGACCAAGCATTAATAACAAATGAAGTTCCAGCAACAATAGTTCCAATACTTAATTGTCCAAGAGCTGCAGCTCCAGTTGATCCAACACCTTGACGGTATATTCTAATGATTGAACTAGCTGTAACGGCAGTTGTTGAGACTGTTGCAGTACCACCAGCTAGAGTGACTTTGCCAGCGGAGTTAGCTCCAGCAGTTGTTGTAGAAGCAACGCTTGTGTACATGGTCTTATTGCCAGCTGTCCCAAAAACAAGATTTCCATTAGTTGCTGTAATATTCCCAGCAGTAGCAGTTAATGATGTTGCAGAAATAGCCCCTGTTGTCACAGTTTTCATTTGAAATGGTGTAACAGCAGTGTTTTTTGATGTTCCAGCAGTAACTTCTGCATCTGTAGCAAGACGAACAGCGCCTTGACGATACTTTGTACCTGGTTGACCTGTGTATGCTGTAGGGCTAGCAATATTTGAATTAGCCATAATAACCTCCATATTGGATTAAAATAATTTCTTTACATTATAGACACGCAGACTTTCTCGTCTTTAAAAAAAGCTTTCTATTTACAGGAAACAAAGACTTACTGTATGGTAAGGCTTAACAATTTATTCGGAGCCGATTAATGGAATATCTAGTAGTTTTCGTCGTTCTCACTTTCCTTGATCTTTTTTTGGATTAAGCTGGATATCAATTCCCTCTTTATCAAAATAAGATTGCATATCGTTAACAGCGGCACCAAAGTTTTTTGTAGAATTATTCTTTAAAGCGTGAAGACCTTTAATCCACAGATTTTGAAACTTAGGGTCAGTTAAAAACTTTTCTGCAATTTTTTTAGCTCCTATCCCAGCGCTTTTAGTTGCTGCAATAGTCAATAAGCCATCCATATCACCTTTATAGAGATAATAACTTGCTCCCCCAACCCTTGCTATATCAACAATAGTATTGCCCTGCAGAAGATGAGTTGCCTTCCAAGCTTTATCAAAATCTTTTACTTCTCTTCCAACTTTAGAAATTAATTTTAAATTTTGAGTTTGAGTTTTCCCTAAAGCGTCTTCAAGAATCTTTATATTGTCAGGCTTATCGAATAGTTTATTTAGCTTTTTATAATCGATCCCATCTTGAGTTGCTGTCTTTTGCACAAGATTAAAAGCTTCTTCGGCTTGGAAGGCTTTTTTTACTCCAAGATTTACCTTTTCAAAATCTTCTGCTAGTTTTATTCCCTGTTTACCTTCAGACCTGAAAGTTTCCTTGATTCCATTTTTTACTTGAGAAATCAAAGCATCTTTTCTAGAGCGACCCAACCAATTTCCCATAGAATTTAATTCTTTATAGAAATTCATAAAAGACTCAGCGCTTGGTTTTTTGGTAGAAGCTATAACAGCATCATGTAAGCGATTTAAAAACCCTTCCGCTTCTGGATTTTTTCCAAGGTTTTTTCTGAGCTCTTTAACAACATTTGTTGCCGAATTAATAAAAGGAGTAGAGTCTCTAATGATTAAATTAGAACCCTGTTTAGCTACTTGTCCGTACGCGTCAGAGGCCAATTCATGGACATATTTAGTTCCTTTATCTATTCCCGGGACTTCTTGAGAGAAAATTTTAGAAACTAAATCATCTGATCTTTCAGCAAATTCTTCAAAGGCATTTTCCGTCTTAGCGCTTTTTCTAGCCTTAACGCCGCCCTTACTGCCCTTACTAGCGCTATTAATAGCCAAAGTAATGTCTTCTTCTGTATAACCTAGCTTTCGAAGTTTATTGATTTTTTCTTGAACTTCTTTTTTTGCTGATCCAACTAAGCTTTTAACGCCTTGTCCCGGAGTTAATAAAAGTGCTGAAATTTCAGCTGCTGTTTGGGCTAACTCACCACCACCTAATTCTTTAACTATTTGTCCAGCTCCTCCAGAAACAACAGCAGCTGCAGGATTAACTTGACCAAACGCTAAGCCTGCGCCAAAATTTCTTCCTGCTCTTCCAGACGCTTCGCCTGAAGGAGTTTCAGCTTCTCCCGGTCCTCCAATAGCATCGTTTAGCGATTCAATATTCTTAGATGTTGGAAGCCTTAAAGATGTTGGGGAATCATCAGCTAAATCATTTACTAGGGCATATGTTTCCCAAAAGCCTCTTTTCTTTCCAGAATCATTAAGCTTATCTAAAGTATCAAAATCTCTAGCGTTCTTTGCTGTATCTGTTGGGTTTTCTCTATTGATTCCGGCCAGTTCTGTTAAGTCCCCATATGTTCCCAGAGCACCAATTAAAACACCCTTTGTGCCCTGTTTAGCCACATCTTTAGCAGTGTCAAGAAAACCATATTCTTTCTTTTTTACTTCTTCTTTTGGCTCAGGCGTATCATCATAAAGATCAAAATCGAAATCAGGCTTCTTTTCTTGTGAATCTTGTTTGGGTTTTTGAACAGGAGTGTATGTGTAATCTTCTTCGTCATCATAAAGATCAAAATTAAAGCTATTCATTTACCAGCCTCGCTTCCGCTTTTAATGCGGCTTCCAATTCATAAGCAGGGATGGTTATTTTTTTTCCATTTTTTGGGTTAATTACTTGAACGGGCTCCATCTTTTCAGCAAACCTTTCTTCTACTTCATCTTTGTAATTGATACGTCTAAACCCGTTATTTTCTTTTTTTATCTCTTTAGCAACTTGGTATTTAAGGACAGAGGCTTTAGAATACTTTTCCATTATTTTCAAGATTGCTTTGTTAGCTTCTTTTGATTTACCCATGTCAGGGAGCTTATCAGACAACAAAGCTAAGTCAGCATCGGACAATCTAACTCCAAACAATTCTTTTCTTCCCTCAAGGAATGCTGGGATAGAGGCTTGGATTGTAGCTTCGTCTTTTGATAAAAGAGCGTTAGATAAAGCTTTACCAGCTTGACCACCGATAGTTCTAAAAATATTTGCAAACGACGTTGGGTCAGCGTTTTCAATTGATTGAGAAACGTCTTTAATTGCAGTTAATTGGTGTTTAGCAGACTCGTAGGCTTTTAATACTTTATCATCATATTCTTCAGAATCTTTATGAATCTTATGTTTAAATTCCTGATCGTTTTTCTGCTGTTTAAAGTTTAACTTTTCATCTTCAGCATAATATTTTATTGCAGCATCAGCATTTTCTTTAGAGACATTATTTTCTCTCATCATCTGATGTTTTCTAGGCAATGGAGCTTTCTGGTATTCTTCCGTGGATTCCACTTCTTTCATAAGCCTTTGCTGTTCTGGGTCTATTGGTTGGCTAGCTTGGGTTTTTCTTGGTTCTCTAACAGGTCTTGTGGCTAATTCGGCCATCTTAGGGTCGCTTTCAAAATGAGCCAATGAACCTGGCTCAAACCCTCGTTCTTTTTCAATCCCAGCGATGAGAGCTTTTTTCCCTATTTGATCTCTAAGTTGCTTTTGGAGCTCTTGGTTCTGTTTGTCAAGTTGTACCATCTGATTCACAGACTGTACTTTCATGGTAGGCGATATATTTGGATCAGCATTAATATCTTGTGCTCTTTTCTGAATCATTTGCGCATCATCTTGATACTTCCCATAGATCGCTTTTAGAGCATCGCTTTCCTGCTGCTTATCTCTATTCTCCATAAAACGCTGGCTAAAGCTCTCAGCCGTTCTTTGTAAAGCTGTTAGCTCATCTCTCGGCCCGTTTAGATTAATTACTTGTGCTGCTGGCATATTGACTCCTTTTAAGCGGCTGTTGCTGGCTTATATTTGAAATAATCCGCCACGTATTGGCCTCCGACACCCGAAACAGAGTTCAAGATTTGATCAACACTATTTGGTTCACGCGCTCCCGGCTGTGTATAAGCTTGAGTTTGCATATTAAGAATGTTATTCATTCCACTCATTTTGTTTTGATTAGCGCTTTGCTGGCCTTGGAATTGCATATTAGACCGCTGTGCATCTAAGCTCTCCTGAACGTTTCTGCCGGCCCTTCCAAGAGCTTCGCCTGTGTACGAGCTATTTTGTACATTGCCTTGTCTAAACTGTCCTGTGATGCCAGGAATGATGTTCTCGTTGAAATTACGATAAGCAGGTCTAGAGACATTGGCATCAAAGTTCTTATTTGCTCCTTGAGAGTCCCAGTTATACAAGTCAGCGAACTGCCCCTTACCATTCAAAGCATCAGCGTATTGTTGGTAAATACCTTGCTGTGTTGGGTCTAATGTGCTTATAAGCTTGGCTTTCTTCTTCTTCTTCCTTCCACCACCACCAAACAATCCCATTACACCACCAGCAACTGCTCCGGCTGCTGTTCCCCAACCCGGCATAACAGCAGAACCCATTGCCGCTCCACTTGCTGCTCCACTTGCTCCTGATCCCCAATCTAATGCCATAGTCCACCTCTAAGTTATAATTGTCCAAACTGCATCTGTTGCGTTCGTTCTGCTAGTCATTATCCAAGCAGAATTCGTATCCGTACGCACGTAGATGTCGCCAATTTCAAAGTTTTTATTAAATTCTCCAGATGCTGGAGGGTTAACGTTTGGCTTCTGAGTTCCGTTAGTTGCGTACTTAGAAGCTTTAGTATTAACTGCCAAGGCTGTTTTGCTGTAAGATTGCGCCAACTGCTTGGTGAGCTCTGGATTTTCATTCTGTAGATTGGAGCCCCAATTGTAATTGTTCTCTAGAGTTGGCATTACATTAATCTCCCCGAAGGCATCATACCGATCATTGTTGCTTGTATATTTATCTTCGCGCCAGCCTGAGTGTTCGTTAATCTAAACTGAATGAATTTCCCGGTTTGATTAATGTAGGCTTTGTACCATTTCTTAGACCCATCTTCTAATACCATATTAGTTGCGTTTACTTGGTATGGCTCTGGACTTGGATTATTAATTCTTGTTTTATGAACTGTGTCGTTGGTTATGATTTCGATATTAAGCTTTGCAAAGTCAGGGACTTCAAAAAAACCGCCAGAAGTGTATGTTGAAAATGTCGATGTATCTATGTCAATTGAGAAAGTATTTGGAGTTGTTACGGTTACAAAAGCTTGCAATCCGTTGATTTCTGTCATTCCAGCAACAGCTTGAAATAAGACTTGATCTCCAGTGGTGAGGCCGTGATTAATAAACGTTGTAACATAACAAGGCTGGAATGCAATATCTGGAGGAACTTCTAAAATTGTCTTAGAAATGTATTGGATATTTATATTTCTTGTTAAATTTACATCTGTACTATCAACATATAGATAAATCCAACCGCATCTAACTTTATTTGCTGTGTTGACGTACGGGTTAAATTTCTTAAAGAGAGATGAGAAAGGTATGACTCTTACCGCTTCTCCTCCGCCTGTATAAGTAGAAAACCCTGTTGTATCAGTTTGTAGTCTAAAAACATTATTGCTGATAATAGAGGTAATACTAAACTGCTTGTTATTGGCTTGCACCATTCCAAGAATTCCAGTAAGAAATATTGCGTCTGCTGCTGCTTCAAAGCCAGTTGCGTCTACATAATTATTCCAGTCTGTCGTTACTTCTAATACCCCGGGGCTTGGAATAGTAATGTTACGTATCTTAACAGGATTGTCTTCTGATTCTGTTTTTGCTAGCTGCCATATCTCACCATGATGTCCACCTCCTAGAGAAAAAGGAGCTCCTTTAGAATATGAGAATGAGTTCCAGTTTCCATAAGCATTTCCAAACTCATTCCAGTTCTTATACTTAAGCAAATCAGCCCATGTAACATCAAAACCGGAAACATGTGTTCCCATACAAGAAAGAGGTATTCGATAAATCGAGTAACTTTCTTCATCATAATTTGTCACTAGAATTCGCTTAGATTCTTCTGCCCCTTCAACTTGATCGCTTGGAGGATAGATCATATAATGATCTCTATCATCGTCAACTACACCAGAGAAACAAAGATGAAATTGATCTTGATCAATCTCGTCATAAGCAAAGTCCGGTATGAGCATATCCTTTCTAGCAACTTGGTAACCGTCTGTGATCGTTAACCCACGCTTTGAAGCAACAGAAGACTTGTTTAGATATGTGAATGCGCTAAACGGGGCGTCTGAACCTCTAGACGGGTCAATTTTATCGAGGGTGAATGGAGTTGTGTCGTTCCCAGTATATTTGAGTGTCCATGTGCTAGATTCGGTATAGATAATAAGATCATCTCTATTGAAAGCCGCTCCTTGTATCCACGTGCCATCTGGTATGTCAATGAAACCGGCTCCGGTGGCACTCGTAAGAAAGTTGTCGCTATTAACTCCCGTTCCGCTGATTCGAATTCTTTGAGGTCTGATGATTCCGTTTTCTGTAGTGCGCAACATGATAAGTCTGTCTTTAACTTCGAAAAGAAGTAAGCAAGTGATAGTCGCAATTGTAACACCAGCATCTGTGACCATTTGAAAATCTGGGGCAGCAACAATGGGATATGACACATAATTCCCAACAGAGTTAGCAAGATGTGGTGCATAATAGCCTATTTGTCCGACGTTGTTTGTGAATAAAAGTCTTGGGTTACCATTTTTAT